CAAAGTGATAGAACTGGTTTTGCTAATGTATTTTCAAACTTATTGTCTGATGAATTTGATATGTTATCAAAGAGACTAAAAAAAAATATAGCGCTTGATGATATATGGAGTGTATCATATAAAAAAGGTGATTATCACACGCCACACGACCACGGCACGGTAGGTCTATCTGGTATATTATATTTAAATATGCCCAAAGACGCACCTGTCACTCAATACATACAGCCTTGGAATGATTGGCAATCAGATAGAACAATTTACTATCCAATGCCTGTTAAAGAGGGTGACATAGTTGTATTACCTAGATTTATTAGACACTTTACAGAGCCATCTAAATCTAAAAAAATTAAAAGAATAATTAGTTGGGATATGAAATTACTTAATGCCTAAAAAACAAAAAGTTAGATTTCATAGAGGTGATAAGAGGCCAGGTACACATCAATTTACTTTATCATACACTAAAAAAATGATAAAGAAAGGTAAGAATATATACTGGCAAGTCATAGAAAAACCAACTAAAAATGTGGTCGCTGAATACTTTTTTGAAGAAGACGCTCACAAACTTGTTAAATTTCAAAATAAACATAAGGTTTGGCAGGTCAATGGTGGTGTACCAAAATTTTTGTGGACAAGAGTTTAGTTATATAAATATAATAAACAATTGATTTATATGGACAACGTGATTATAGTTATGGGAAAAATGAGAGAAAAATGTTTAGTTTTAAAGGATTTTTTACAAAGGAGAAGAATACACATTTAGAACACCTAGAAGACGATATTATAAATCGTGGTTCAAAAGGTGGTCAGAATGCTATTAACTTCTTAAAATCGGTACGAAATATGCTTGCTGGGTCCTCTGGCAAGAAAGTCAATATGACCGTCAAATGGGACGGAGCTCCTGCTATAATCTGTGGTGTTAATCCAGAAAACGGCAAATTCTTTGTCGGTACAAAATCTGTATTCAATGTTAATCCTAAAATTAACTATACAACAGGTGATGTAAGAAAAAATCATAGTGGTGAGTTAGCAAATAAACTTTCTATAGCTTTAAGAGAACTAACAAAATTAAATATATCTGGCATTTTACAAGGTGATTTTTTATTCTCAAAATCAGATTTGAAAAACGAAAGTATTGATGGTGAGAATATGATAACTTTTACACCTAATACTATTACCTATGCTGTGCCTGTTGTTTCAGATATAGGTAAAAGAATAAGAAGAGCAAGAATGGGTATTGTATTTCATACATCTTATTCAGGTAAAACAATGAAAAGTTTAAAAGCAGGTTTCGGAACGGTATCAAGTCGTTCAGGAATATCTTCCGTGTTTTTAGCTGACGCTGCTTACAGAGATGTAAGCGGCTCTGCTAAATTAACAAAATCAGAATTATCAACCTTTGACGCTAGAATTAGAATGGCAGAGGGTTCTTTATCAAAAGCAGGACCTATGTTAGATGAAATGAATGTAACAGATAGTTTATCAGTTGGGTTTAGATTAAAAGCTTTCTTCAATCACTACATTAGAAACACAAGTGGTCATATGGCAAAAGTAAGAACTCTTGTTGAAATGTTTGGTGAGTATTACGAAAACTTTTTACAATCAGAAATAGACGCTAGAAAAACAGAGGCAGGTAAAAAGAAGTATAAAGATTTATTAAAAAAGAATATGGCTTTTATTAAAAGAAATAAAAACTCTTTAACTATGGCTATAGCTTCACACATTACTTTACAAAATGCTAAAAACTTTTTAGTAAGTAAATTAAGTGAGATACAAAGTATTGGTCATTTTTTAAGAACACCAAATGGTTATAAGGTAACGGCACCTGAAGGATTTGTGGCAGTTGACAGAGCTGCTGGTGCTGTAAAATTAGTTGATAGATTAGAGTTTAGTAGAGCAAACTTTACAGCTGAGAAAGATTGGGTAAAAGGATAATGAAAAAAACTTTAGACGAAATTAGACAATATATCAACGAGGGTGTTTACGATCCAGGTATATTTAAGGCTTTCTTTTTAGCAGGTGGGCCTGGTTCTGGTAAGACTTTTGTAACTCAAACTGCTTTTTCTGGCACAGGTTTAAAAGTTGTAAACTCTGATAGTGTATTTGAAAGAGGTTTAAAAAAAGCAAATTTATCTTTAAAAATGCCAGATGAAGAAGAATACTTTAGAAATATAATTAGACAAAGAGCTAAATCAACAACAGGCACAATATTAGATACTTATGTTGAGGGTAGATTAGGTTTAGTTATCGACGCCACAGGTAGAGACAAAAATATAATACAAAGACAACACGCTATGCTTTCAAATATTGGCTATGATAGTTATATGATATTTGTAAACACAAGTTTAGATGTGGCTTTACAAAGAAATAAAGGTAGACCTAGATCAATACCAGAATACATTGTAAAAAATAGTTGGAATACTGTTCAACAAAACATTGGCCAGTTTCAAAGAATTTTTAGTCCTAATAAAATGTTAATTTTAGATAACAATAGAAGTGAAAAAGAATTAGTGTCTTCTACTATAAATCAAGCTGCTATATTTATTAGAGGTAGATTAACAACTAAACCAGAAAATGGTATCGCAATGTCTTGGATTAAAAAAGAACTAGAATTAAAGAAAAGAATATGATCGGCTTTCAAAAATTTATGAATTTAACGGCACAAAAAAAGTGCCCACCAGGTTTTAGATTTGATGACAAACTAAAAGTTTGTGTACCAAAAGGCCAAGGTAGATACTATGGTGCTTATGGTTTTGGTGTTGCTAAAAATCAAAACACTTCAGGCGAAACTGAAAATGGCGAAACAGATAACGGTAATGCTGATACTGGTAATTTATCAGGCAATGGTAACGGTAGTAATACAGGTAACGGAGGCAACGGCGGTAACTAATGAAATTTAAAGATTACATAAAAGAGGCAGTCATTGATATACCAAAAAGAACATACGCTAAAGGTGTGTTTGATGAGGCCGATACTGATAATCCAAAATTAAAAGATAGTGTGAAGTCTATGATTGACAACATACTAACAAAGATAGAAGACGCTGAAGGATACTCTATAATTAAAACTGGATTAATTGGTTCTATATTAACAAAGAGATATAGAAATGACGCTGACTTGGATATTAATGTATTGTTTAGTGTGCCACCTGAAAAACAAGAAGACGAAAGATTAAGACTATCTAAAAAATATTTAGCGGCTGCTTCACCTGTTAAGATACAAGGTCAAAAAATACCAGGTACAGAGCATCCTGTAAACTTTTATTTCATTACCGACAAACAAACTTATGATGAACAAGAGAGTAAGGCTGACGCTGTATTTGACATAGAAAATAATCAGTTTGTAAAAAGACCAGAAGAATTTACTTTTGATCCAGATTTGTATGTAAATGATTTTAATAGAAAAGTACAAGAATTAGATGTTGTAAAAGGTGAACTAAAAAGAGATATTATAGATTACAACGAATTAAAAGACCTATCAACAAATGATGTTTTAAACTTACAAGATAAAATTAAAAACAAGTTAGAAGAAATAGAAGACAGTATTAAAGATATTGTAAAAATAGGAGATACTGTTGACGCTGAAAGAAGAGCAGCCTTTGATAGTGATATGTCGCCAGATGAGATTAGACAATACGGTATTAAAAACAGATTACCAAAAGCTGTAATCTATAAGATGTTAGAAAAATATCATTACTTAAAATTCTACAAGTATTGTAAAAAAATATTAGAAGATGGTGTAGTAACTGACAAAGAAATAGATGACTTACATATAAATGAGGGTGGTATTTTTAGTGCTTGGGATACTTTAATTAGAAAGACGGTAAAAGCTCCTAGAATTAAATCTGCTTTACAATTATATTTAAAATATTTAAGACAAGGTGTAAAAGACGCTAAAAACAAAGCTGCTCAACACGCAGGTTTAGGTTATAGAGAATTTGGACTAGCAGTTACAGACGCTGGTTTACCAGAAAACTTTACAACGGAACAAAGAGATGGTAACTCTGTAGCATTTACTTTTGGTAGATTTAATCCACCAACTATTGGACACGAAAAATTAATTAACAAAGTGGCACAACAACCAACTGACAAATATTTTATATATTTAAGTAGATCACAAGATAAAAATAAAAACCCATTAACACCTAGAGATAAACTAGATGTTATGAAAAAGATGTTTCCTAAACACGCTAGAAATATTGTAATTAATCCTACAAATATGGTTTTAGATTTAGCAACAGATTTATATAACAAAGGTTTTACAAAAGTTACTATGGTTGCTGGTAGTGATAGAGTAAGAGAATTTGAAGGTATCTTAAAAAGATATAACGATAAGAGAAATAGACACGGCTACTATAACTTTGATAAGATAGAAGTTGTGTCAGCAGGTGAAAGGGATCCTGACGCTGAGGGTGCTACAGGTATGAGCGCTAGTAAAATGAGAACAGCGGCTGAAAAAGGAGATATTACCTCTTTCAAACTAGGTTTACCATCATCTTACAAAAACAAAGCAGACGACTTAATGAAAAAAGTTAGAAAAGGTATGGCCTTAGCGGCTAGTTATGGCGCACTTGGTCATCACGCTGGTTATGGTTACAAACCAATTGCTAACTTAAATGAATATGAACAAAATCAAATAAGAGACTTATATGTTAGAGAAATGATTTTTAACATTAACGATAAAGTAGATTACATAAAAGAAGACATACAAGGTACCGTAAAAAGAAGAGGTACAAACTATGTAGTAATCGAAGATAACAACAACAATTTACACAAAGCGTGGATATGGGATTGTTTACCCGTAGCCGCAGATAGAGAGGTAGAAGTGAGAGAATACGATACAAACGTTGACTATGGCTTTACTGCCGTGGACAGAATAGAAGAAGACTTGGATGCTCAACCACAAGATAGAGATGTTAAGAAAAAAGATGGCACACAGCCTAAAAAGTATTACAAAAACCTATCAAAAGATACAAAAAGTAAAAGAGCTGACTTCTTTAAAAAGAATAAAGATAACAAAGAAGCACCAGGCGACAAAGACGCAAAAACAAAACCATCAATTCATACTAAAAAATTCAAACAAATGTATGGTGAAAATTCAATGGACGAGGCTTGTTGGACAGGTTACAAACAAGTTGGCTTTAAGAAAAAAGGTGGCAAACAAGTACCTAACTGTGTACCAGAATCAATGTCAATTGAGGATGCTAAATTGATAGATGGTTATGTACCAGAATCATATGAGATAGGTGCTGATTACGCTAATCATACCAAAGAGGTGACACCTGGTGAGAAACCATCAGCAAAACCTATTGATTCTAAAGACAAAGGTATAGAAGTTAAGAAAGAAGATGTCGAAAAATGGGCTTTTTCAGATGAAACAATAGATAAATATAAGAAAAGATACGCCGAAGAATGGCGAAAGAAACTGGATGAAGTTGTCCAAAGAATGTTGGAAAAACTATAATGGTTAAGTCATTTAAGGCATATGATAATATAGATGAGACGTGTGATAAGGTAATCTTTGAACACGAGGCCGAGGGTTTACAGGAAGCTGAATACCAAGGCAAAAAAGTAAAATTAAACGACCCAATTAGAGGTGGTTCTAAAAAGTTTTACGTCTATGTAAAAGACGGTGATAAAATAAAAAAAGTATCTTTTGGTGATACAACAGGTCTATCAATCAAAAGAGACGATCCCGCTAGACGAAGAAGCTTTAGAGCTAGACATAATTGTGATAACCCAGGACCAAAAACAAAAGCAAGATATTGGTCTTGTTATCAATGGCGAGCTGGAGCAAAGGTAAACAACTAATGAGTAAATCATTTACACAATTTAAAAAAGGCGACTATGGTTTAGCCGAGGCAAAAGCTAGTCCAACAAACTTACAATATTTAAGAGCTAAACAAGCTGGTAACAATCACTTTGAAGTAAGAAGATATATTGCTGATGTTATTTTAAGAGATAAAAAATTAGCTGACTCTTACAAAGCGTTAGAGATTATACACGATACTTATGGAAGAATTATTGGTAATGACGCTATACAATTAAGACAAAGATTAGAACAAATGTTAAAACAAGATTTAAAAAGAAAAATCCTAAATTGGGATGAAGTTTGGAGTACACTATAATGAGTAGATACAGAGAAACAATGGCTGAGGCTTTAAGAAAAGTTTACGAAGATGGCCACGAAGATGTATCATCTTCAAAAAGAATGTGTCAGACTATTGTAGAAGACGCAACACAAATTAGAACAAAATTAGATTCAATGTCTGCTGAAGACAAATTAGATACTTGGTGGACTAATAAGTTGGCTAAATCTGCTGACAACCTAAACTCTGCTAGAGATTACATTATGAATCCTATTGAAGAAGAATTACAAGAAAGAACATATGACCCTATACAATTTGGTCCTGATAAAGTCGCTAAAGCAATGGCTATCGCTACAAAAAGCTCAGGTCAATATAGTGTTGCTGTAAGAGATATAGAAAAAATTGCTAGAAATTTATCTAAAGTATCTACAATAGCTAGAGAATTAAAAAAACAAAATGAAGAAGTTGAATTAGACGAAGGCAGAATGAAAACTATCTATACAATGCAACAAGACGGCAAATCAGCGGCTGAGATTGCTAAGTATATGAAATTGCCTGTAAAAACTATTAAAGATATTTTAGGTGAAGGCGAAGAAATAGAAGAAAGTTTAGATGAGTTTACCTCTGATATGATTAAGAGATTACAAAAATCATATAGTACAATGCCAAAAACAATTTCACCAGAACAAGCTAAAGCTCTTTCAAAACATTTAGATAGACTTGACTTGGCTTCATTAAAACAATTAACTAAAGCAAAAATACCATTTGTTACAACACTTGCTAGAAACAAAGTTTATAAGAAGACAGGTAAGTTTGAAGAAGTTGAACAACCAGAAAAAGAAAAAAAAGAAGCAGATAATAAAGAGTCAGTTATAGCAGCTTTAAAAGATCAGATTTCTATGTTAAAACAAAAATTAGAAAATGAAAAAAACAAAGCTGTAAAACCTGAACCTAATCCAGACACAGGCGAAGTACCATTAACTATCGGTTTAGCAAACAAATTGTTAAAAGATAAAGAGAAAAAAGAAAAAAAAGATGTACAAGAAGCTGACTTATCAAAGCCACAAATTAAAAAAGTACATAAGATGGCTGATGAGTTACCTAAAAAAGATTTCAAAGACCGTTATGGTAAAGAGAAAGGTGACGCTGTAAGATATGCTACAGCAACTAATATAGTAAAGAAAAAACTAGGTATAGAAGAAAATCAAGCTGATATGATGTTTAAAAAATTGTCTCAAAGAGCACAAACATACGTGAATGAATTATTAAGAAGTGGTATGGGTACTATGGAGGCAATAACAAAAGCAAAAGAAAAATTTAACGAGGGCGATATGAAGAACGAAGAAATGCGATTAAGAGTAGAGTCAATGGCTGCTCTAAAAAAGAAGGCAGACAAATCAGGTATGCCTTATTCAATATTAAAGAAAGTCTTTGACAGAGGTATGGCCGCTTGGAAAGGTGGACATAGACCAGGTGCTAGTCAGCACCAATGGGCATACGCTAGAGTAAATTCTTTCACAACAAAATCCTCAGGAACATGGGGTGGTGCTGACAAAGATTTAGCTGCCAAAGTAAAAGGGAGTAAGTAAATGAAATACTTAAATACAAAACCAGGCAGTATTGAAGAAATAGCTGCTAAGATGCAATCAAACATCAAAGACGAAGACTATCAACAACTATTTAAAAAAGAACTAGACAAAGCTGGTAAGGGTATCGGTTCAATGTCACCACAAGAAAAAAAAGATTTCTTTAATAAAATAGACAAGATGCACAAAGGTAAAAACGAAGCCAAAGTTGACGAGTTAACTTCTGGTCAAAAGAAATTACCACCTGCTTTACAGAAAGCAATCAAAGCCAAAGAAGACAAGAAAGAATCTGTAGATGAAACTCATATGAGTC